TGGACATGAAGATTTTTCAATTGATGAATGGAATGAAGTAAATCAAGAACTTAAATCTTTACCATTAACTGATAAGCAGAAACAAGAAATTTTATTTCCTAAGCCTTGTAAAAAACAATGTCAAGCTTGTATTAATATTATTATTGATAAAATAATGAACACTCAACGATTAATCAAAATAATGAACGATAAATGACAATCGAAGAATTCATAAAAAGCGACGAAAAACTTGCAAGAATTGCAGCAGGTAAAAACTTGCAACAAATTGAAAATCTATTTCAAAAATACATTTCGAAAGTAATTTCATTGTATCAAAATTTTAACGGGGTTGATATGGAAAACATCAGCCCGCAGTTAAAAAAAGAAATTGAAAAGCTAACCAAACAATTTGTATTTGATTTAGAAAATAAAATCAATTCTGCAACTAGAGAGCAATGGTTATTAGCGCAAGGAACTGCAACAAAATTCGTTGAAACATACTTCGAGATTGACAAATTAAATAAAGCTACTCAAGATATTTTCCGAAAAAATAATCTTGATAATTACTTGCAAGCACGTAAATCAAGATTAAATAAATTCAAGTTATCTGATCGTGTTTGGAAGTACTCAAAACAATTTGAAACAAACATCATTGATTCGTTAGAAATAGCTTTGAAAAATGGTGATTCTGCGCAAGTTTTAGCACGAGATATTAAACAGTATTTAAAAGAACCCGAAAAACTTTTTCGAAGAGTTCGCGATGTTAAAGGGCAATTACATCTAAGTAAAAATGCTGCAGCTTATCATCCAGGACAAGGTGTTTATCGTTCGGCTCATAAGAATGCTCTACGTTTAGCAAGCTCAGAAATAAATGCTTTTTACAAAGAGTCTGAAAATCAACGTTGGAAGTCAATGGACTTTGTTGTTGGTTTTGAAATTAAACGATCTAATAATGTTTTTGATTGTGATGTTTGTGGTCCGTTAGCTGGAAGATATCCAAAGACGTTTAAGTTTACAGGTTGGCATCCGAATTGTTATTCTGACGATACTGAAGTGATGACGAATGATGGTTGGAAACTGTTTAAAGATTTAAACGGCGGAGAAATGATTTTTAGCTTAAACCCTATTAATAAACAGCCTGAATGGGTTTCTTATGTAAAATACTTCGAATATGAAATAGACGGAAAAATGATTCATTTTCACAACAAAGGGTTGGATTTATTAGTTACTCCAGATCATAGAATGATTTATTTAAATAAATCAAATGGGGATATAATGGATAATAAATTTGCTCATGAATATAGTAAAAATAATGGTAGTTTATACCGTGTTTCAGAATATTTAGCAGAAGATGTTAAAACTATTCAAATAGGAACAAAAGTTTTAGACTTTGATTTATTCTGTGAATTCATGGGGTATTATTTATCTGATGGCTCTGTTACAACTACAAGAAATAATCAATTTAAAATTACTAAATCATTAAAAAAGAATACTGAAGTATTTGAATTTATTCATGAATTAATGAGTAAAATGCCTTTTAAATCAAATCCTTATAAAGAAGGTTTTTATGTTAATGATTCAGATTTCTATCAATATTTAATTCAGTTTGGAAAATCAGCAGATAAATTCATTCCAAACGAAATATTAAATTCATCACCAAGACAAATTGAAATATTTTTAAGCGCTTTTGTTAAATGTGATGGATCAGTACGTGTGCCGAAATCATTTATTGGTAATAGAGGAGGGGTTTTTACACCTAAAAATGTTGAACGAAATTTCTTTACATCTTCACAATTAATGGCATGTCAATTAGGTGAATTATTAGTGAAAATTGGAAAAAGACCAGGATTTAGAACAAATAAAACGAAAGGTAAAGAGCAAAAATTTAAAAACGGAACTTACACAATAAATAACGATTGTTATGTAATTTCTGAATGTCATTCAAAAACAGCAACTGTATTTAATAAAACAGAAGTTGATTACAAAGGAAAGGTTTATGATATCGAGTTAGAGAAAAATCATATTTTCTACGTTAGGAGAAATGGGAAGGCTGTCTGGGGAAGTAATTGTCGCTGTTATCAAATCCCAATACTTAAACCTATCGAAATGTTTACGGATGAATTGAAAGGGGCTGTAAAGCCTTCATATTCGCATTTAGGTAATTTTCAAACTACAGAAATAAAAGAAATGCCTGCTAATTTCAAAGAACATTTGAAAGAAAAAGCAGATATTTATAAGGGATATAAAACGGTGCCTTATTGGGTAAATGTTAAATAATTCACAAACACAATCAAATGTTTTGCAATTAATGAACATATAGTTAATTTTACTTTAATTATGTCGTTTTTGTTTGGCGACAGTCGACATAATTATTTGTTTTTGGGGTGATGAATTTCTAATTTGTTGCCTTTTACTTTAAAAGGGATAAACTAAAAATGTTTATCCCTTTTTTTTAGTTAATAATATCGATTAGCAACCCAACCAAGCCAAAAGTAGTCAGTTTCATTTGCTTCTTTATCGCATTTAAGTTCGAAAGTTAAAGAGTAGTTTACTTTATCATTTGATTTTCTGATATTGTAACGCTCTTTTATTCCGATACCAATAGACGAAGTATCCAAAGCTTGTAAAACTGCATTTATAATTTCTTTTTGACCTGTGACTTTCATTAATTTTTAAATGTTATTTAATACTAAATATTCAAAAAGAAATAAGAATATTATCACAATTAGTACTATCATCACTAAAAAGAATATCCATTTTGCACTATTATTTCTATCAATTTTTGTCATATTTAGAAGTTTAATCAAAAATAATCATTAAGATAAGATAAAAATTACGTAAAACCGTAATTGGATATTATTTCCTCCCGTAACTCGCTCTTATCTCGTCCAAAAACATACATCTTAACCAAATCACCTTCAATATTTTTGTTTTAATCGATTTGAAATTAAAATCTCATTATAATGAAACAAAAATTACTAGAGTTACTTACTGCTAAATTTTTAGGGAAAGGCACTACTCGTAAAGACACATTGGCTCGATTAGCTTCTGCTTTTGCGACACAATGTACAACAGAAGAAGAAGCGCAGGCACTTATCGACAAGGTTACCGTTGAACAAGTTACTGATTTCGAAAAAGAACACCGTTCGGAAGTAGATTCTGAAATCGCTAAAGCGACAAAAACAGCTTTGGACAATGCTGAAAAAAGCAAAGGAGGTGAAGGAGCAGTAAATCCAAAACCTAAAAAGGAAGAAGAAGGAAGTTCCGATCCAACTGATATTGCTTCAATCGTTTCGGCTGCTATTGAAAAGGCAACAGCTCCATTGGTGCAAGAAATCGCAACTATCAAAGCTAGCAAAACTACAGAAACAAGGCTTTCTCGTATGGAAGAAGTTTTAAAAGATGTCAATCCCGAATTAAAAGCTAAAACGCTTAAAGATTTTGGGAGAATGGCTTTTGAAAACGATGAATCTTTTGAGGAATACTTGACAGAAACTACAACGGACATTCAAACAATCAATCAAACAATCGTAAATCAAGGTTTAGCAGGTCATCAACCGGGTAATGGTGGAGGTGCTCCAACAGGAAAGCTAACGGAAGCTGAATACGATAATATCGTTTAACAACAATTTTTAAACTATGGCATTTGTAGATTTAACAAAAAACACTTCTAATCCAACAAACGGAAAGGATCAAGTTGTGATTAAAAAACGAATCGCCTTCTTAGATGGAGGTCGTTCGTTAGATGTAACAGGAGTTACAGAAAAAGCATTGTATGCAGGTCATATAATCGTAAAAGACACTACAACAGGAGAATTTAAACCAGTAACCGTATCAGGTGAAAACTTTGAAGCAGCAGCAGAAGGTACAGTAATCGTTGGGATTTTAGCTGATTCTATTTTTACTGATAAAGCTTTTGCATCTATTTTAGTTGCGGCAGTTATCAATGAAAAGGCAATGCCTTATAAATTGCCTGAAGCTGTAAAAACAGCATTGAAAACGGCTTGCCCTTCAATCATTTTAGACTAATCAAAAACAATTTTTAAAAATGGTAAAATCATTTTTCTTAGACTATATTAATCATTTCCAAGGAATGGTTACAGCTATTGTAAAAAAATACAATGGAACAAACGAACAAGAAGAAACATTCTTGTATCAAACGCATTTAGAAAAGAAACTTTCTATTGACGGACGTTGGACTTCTTTAACAGGAATGTTTAAAAGATTAATTGCGGATTATGTCGCAATAGGTTCATCAGCAACTTTAAAATCTCGTGGTTCTAAAGGAATGGCGCAAGGTGAAATTCCTAAAGTTTCAAATAAATATCAGATGACTGAAAAGCAGTTTGAAGATATTGAAAATATGATTCGTCAAGGTGTTGAAGAGAAAACAATTATTCAAGAATTGTTTGAGGATACAAAAGCTGCAATTACTAATATTTTCCGTTTGAATGAATATTCATTCTTATATGGATTGTGTAATGGAGTTGTGGCTGTTGATAAAAACGTTTCAAAAGGAACTGAAATTCGTGCTGATTTCGGGTATAAAGAAGAAAATAAATTCAAAGTTGCGACTAAGGATAAAATC